TCGTTGCAGGAAACATTCGACACTGGAACGATCATCATACACCTCCTTATTATGAACATATTCGTGACTGATCCTGATCCTGTTGCTTCTGCTCAAGTATTACCTGACAAGCACATTGTCAAGATGCCACTAGAAACCTGTCAAATGCTTGCTATTGTAGCATCAGAAAAGTGGGGTCATGGTTTCGGTGTATTACCTAAACTTGATGGTACTCCATACAAGACAGAGAAAGGTGCATTCCGTAATCATCCTTGTACCGTCTGGGCACAAGATAATTACACATGGTTAATACTTCATGGTCTTGCACTATGCTATGAATACACTCATAGGTATGGTAAGAAACATAGTTGCCAATCAACTATTGCACACTGCACACAAATATTTCCACTACAAAAATCTGATCCTAAAGAATTTACAAGGGCAATGCCTGATGAGTATAAACATGACACAAGCATTGACACTTTTACTGCTTACAAAAATTACATTAGCAGCAAACCTTGGGTTGCATCTAATTATCTTCGTGACCCATCCAAAAAACCAAATTGGTTATAACTTATGATTAACTTTATTTTTTCAGCATGCCCACCAGTTTATACTTTACCTGGCACTTGGAATGACCCAGATACGATTGCTAAATGCAATGATACATTGATTCCACATTTCACATTTAATCCTGATTATACTTTTGGTATATCAATCGCAGTGATTACTGTTCTGTTAGCAGGGTATGGTGTGTATAAAGGATTCTTTGCTAATAAAAATTTAACAGACCCTTGGGATGATCATGACGATTAATACTCAAGGGATGTCATATGGTAATGGTGGTAGTGGTAGAAGTATTAAAGAGCAACGTGATGCTATATCACCTTTGAAGGTGAATAAAATGAATCTTCTATCTGATGCACTTAAGGTGGAACTTAAAGAACTTATAAATGAAGTTCTTGATGAAAGAGAGTTAGAGAAGAAGATGAATGGTCCTTATGATTTTTATGATGATGACAAATTTAATTCAAAAAAATGATCCAAGATACTTTTCAGAGACAAGTGATATACCTTATGATCGTCACCACTATAAGATAGTTTGCAAAGATCAATCTTTTGTGGTAGAATCTTGGAATGAAGTCCAAGAGTATTGGTGGAATAGACGAGGGTTTAATTCACCAGTTATTGAGGTTATTGACAAACCAAAATCTAAAAAAGGTTTTAAATGAGTGATTTTATATGGGTTGAAAAATATAGACCCAAAACAATTGATGAATGTATCTTACCTGAAGGTATTAAGAAAACTTTTCAGGATTTTCTAGATGCAGGTGAGATACCAAATATGTTATTGTCAGGTCCACCAGGTATTGGCAAGACTACAGTAGCAAAAGCATTATGTAATGAATTAGGAGCAGATTTCTATGTCATTAATGGATCGGATGAAGGACGTTTTCTTGACACTGTTCGGACGAACGCCAAGAACTTCGCATCTACCGTCTCTCTTACGAGTGACTCGAAACATAAAGTCATCATCATTGATGAAGCAGACAATACCACTTCCGATGTACAACTCCTTCTCAGAGCGAGTATTGAGGAATTCTCCAGAAACTGTAGGTTTATCTTTACCTGCAACTACAAAAACAAGATTATTGAGCCACTGCATTCTCGTTGCTCTGTTGTTGACTTCTCAGTTAATAAAAAAGACAAACCAGCAATAGCAGCACAATTCTTTTCTCGAATCAATCATATATTAGAAACTGAAAGGGTAGAGTCTGATAAGAAAGTTATAATACAATTAATCAATAAACATTTTCCTGATTGGAGGAGAGTGTTAAATGAGTGTCAAAGATATTCTGTAAGTGGTAAAATAGATAGTGGAATACTCGCAGCATTTTCTGATGTTGCTGTGGATGATCTAGTCAAAAATCTTAAACAAAAAAACTTTTCTGAGGTTCGTAAATGGGTCGTTGCTAATCTAGATAATGATCCCACAGTTTTACTTCGAAGAATTTATGATACTTTATATGATACAATGATACCAACCAGTATTCCTGCAGCAGTATTAGTGATTGCTAAGTATCAATATCAAATGGCATTTGTTGCAGATCAAGAGATAAATCTCTTAGCAGCACTTACAGAGATTATGGTGGAGTGTGAGTTCAAATGAAGATACTTGAATACCTCGTTCTAATAGGTGTAATTATATTCTTAGGATTTGTATTCCTTATTGAGATAATAGATTTATTTTTTATCAGACCTATCTTTAGATTATTTAAAAAGAAAAAACGAAGGAGAAAATGAATCTATTTGGACTTATTGGAATTTTTGTGCTAATATCAGGTATTGCATCTGGTTTTGTTGCATACTTCGCTATTATGGACTTATTAAAATGAAAAACATGTCAAAATTAAAACACCAAATTAAATCAAGTTGGTATTACATTTTTTGGGGAACTGCGTCTGTTGCTGTTGTGGTAGGCCAGATTTATATTGGTGCTGGTTATCGTATGATGACTAAAAGTGTAAATGATCTCACAGAAGTTTTTACTCTTATTAAAGAAAATGATGAAATAAGGAGATATCCTAATTTATATTAATGTCAATTAAATCTCTTAAGACACCATTGAGATATCCTGGTGGCAAATCAAAAGCAATTAAAACACTTTCTAAATGGTATCCTAAAAATATATCAGAGTATCGTGAACCATTTATTGGTGGTGGATCTATTGCTATTGATATAACAAAAAGATATCCTAGAATACCCATATGGATAAATGATCTTTATATTCCATTATATAATTTCTGGGTGCAACTAAGAGATAATGGGGATGAACTATCTGAAAGGGTTCTTGAAGAAAAACAAAATACACTTGATGCTGGAGATCCAGAAAAGATAACTGCCAGAGCAAAGGACTTGTTTAATCAATGTAAAGAGGAGATTGATAGTTATAATTATTTGGAACAGGCAGTTGCATTTTTTATTATGAATAAGTGTAGTTTTTCTGGACTCACAGAGAATAGTACTTTTTCACAAACAGCATCAAACTCTAATTTTTCATTAGTAGGTGCACGTAAACTTAAAGATTTTTCTAAATTAATTAGATATTGGAAGATCACAAACTTAGATTATTCTGAAGTTATGAACTCATATGCAACTGGGGATGCATTTGTATTTTTAGATCCACCATATGATATTAAAGATTTCTTATATGGTAAGAATCGTGAGATGCACAAATCATTTGATCATGATAGATTTGCAGGAGAGGTATATAAATGTAAATCTAAATTTATGGTTACATATAATTTAAATGATCGTTTGTGTGAACTATATAAAAACTATAATTTAAAAGAATGGAAGTTGAGATATTCAATGGCACATCGAGGAGATAAAGGAACTGAAGAAAATATAAAAACAGAACTGTTAGTAACAAATTATGATATACATCCTGTAACACCACTTGAACAACTACTTACATAATGGAACTCAAAGACTGGTTAAACTCTATCAATCAAACAAAGAAAAACTTAATTGATGAAGATCCATCAATTGAGAAGGAGTATCCACCTTACATTATTAATCGTTGTTACTCAGGTCACCTTGATGCGATAATGTTTGCAAATGAAATGAATAAGTATAATTTCTTATCAAAGAAGATGCAATATGACTTTTTTATAAATATACTCAGAGTTAAGAAACGATTTTCTCCTTGGCTTCGTAAGGATGAGATCAAAGATCTAGATTATGTAAAACGTTATTATGGTTATAGTAACGAAAAAGCAAAACAGATTCTAAAACTTCTTTCCAAAGAACAACTTAATTTTATAAAATCTAAATTTGAAACTGGAGGATCGAAATGAGTGTCGTTAAGGAACCAGAAGTGAGCTGGTCATCTGATCAGATGATTGAAATTTCACTTAGTGAACCAGATGATTTCTTAAAGGTAAGAGAAACTCTTACAAGAATTGGAGTAGCATCACGAAAAGAAAAGAAAATATATCAGTCATGTCATATACTACATAAGCAGGGAAGATATTATATTGTTCATTTTAAAGAATTATTTGCACTTGATGGTAAACATGCAAATTTAACTCAAAATGATATTCAACGTCGTAATCGTATAGTTCAACTGTTAGTTGATTGGGGATTAGTAGACATTTTAAATGGTGATAAAATACAAGACATAGCACCTCTCAATCAAATCAAAGTACTATCTTATAAAGATAAGGGTGATTGGATATTGGAAACAAAATATAATATCGGAAGTAAAAAAAAGAAGACTGACTAGGCATTTCTTTTTGTTAAGATATCCTGACATAGGTATAAATTTTTTGATAGATAATAATGAGAAATATGGAGGCAATGCTTATGCACAATTCGATATCATTTAACAGTTTAAATTCATGGGTTCCTTTCAACTCATCTAATTCAGATCCAATAGATGATTATTTTGAATGTATTGTTGAATGTAGAGACGGAGATAAATCATGTGCATTAGAGTGTAGAGCACTTCTAGAATAGGAGTAAACAAATGAATCCTTAGAAAAAGGGGGGGGTTTACCACCCTTCTTTTTTTTGTCTTTTATGGTTAAATAGTATTGGATGCCGAAAGGATCCACATTTAACACTCGCTTACTAAGGAGAACTATGAACTTACAAAGATATCACTCTGCAAATTTACCAGAGTTGATGAAAATAATTTCAAAGAACGGTATAGGTATGGACGATTACTTAGACCGATTTTTTAATTCTTACGAAACCACAACAAACTATCCACCTTACAATTTAATTCAGGTAAATAATGTTGAGTCTATGCTTGAGATTGCTCTTGCAGGATTCACTAAAAAAGAACTTAAAGTTTATACTGAATATGGAAAACTTATCGTTGAAGGACAAAAAGAAACTAAGGAGACAGAATCCGAGTATGTCCATCAGGGACTGGCTCAAAGATCTTTCTCAAGAGCATGGACACTCTCAGATGATGTTGAAGTCAGGGATGTCTCATTTAAAGATGGACTTCTTACCGTCAAATTGGGTAAGATAGTACCAGACCATCATGCTCGTAAGGACTACCTCTAAATATAATTGAGTTCGAGATGGAACTTAGGGATCTTGACGATCCCTTTTTTTATGGTATAATATATGTGTTAGTCAAGTTTCGACGAAAATTAACACTTAAGTTATTACTAAGAGGTTATTATGCCAAAATTTAGAAGGTTACCTTCAGAAAACTCCTGTCCTAAAGTGGATTGGTTTACTCATTTAGATCGTCCAAAAGGAAGAACTTATAAATGCATTAGACGTGAAGTTATTAATTTAGATCATATTGAAAGACATAATGAAAATGGTCAAATAGTAAATCTTGCTCGTCAATTAGGAACAGATAAAGAAAATTGTTTATTGATTGCAAATAATATTAAAGTTAATGGGGTATTACTCGATGCTCAACCCCCTTTTATTAGCACTGAAAATGTTCTTTTTGATGGGTTTACTAGATTTGATGCATTTAAATTACTTGGAATTACACATTGGGTTTACAATGTTGTAGAACCTAAGAAAGGATTTACTTGGGAAGATGTGAGAGATGAAATTGGATTAGGTGCAAATAATCATCCTCCATCTAAATCTGCTTCAGAAAAAGATTTTGAAAGAAGACTTTGTTATTGGATATCATTACAAGATAAAACTCCTACTCATGGTGCTTGTATAGATTGGATTAACAATATTCCTAATTCATTTACTGATGAAAGAATTGCTAAAATTGCGAGAAATTCTCTTAATACCAATGCTACTAAAAATAGCATGGAATCTCTAGAAGCACCAGATGTTATTCGAAAAACAAATGAATTGGTAAATTTAAATGAAAAGACTAAAGTAATACCAGTTAATATTTCTGGTAATAAAACATACTTTCATCGTGTTGCCTTTGAAAAAATTAATTCTATTTGTAATAAAAAAGTATCTGATACTTATATGGTAGGATATACTAAAAATATTTCAGCAGAAGACGTTGCTGAAGTTAGAGAGAACGGACTTGAATATGCTGAGAGGATAAATGAAAATTTTGAAAATGTTTTTCAAGAACGTTTAAAAAAAGGAGAATCCTTTAAATTAATAGATATCAAAGCTTTTGCACCACAAATTATTGGAGTAGAGGATGGTTTAGTTGATATAGATAAAAAGGGATCTTGACGATCCCTTTTTTTATGGTATAATATAAAGGTCAGAGAAATACTGACTGCGGTAATCCCCTTCGGTAGGTTCAGGATTAGCGGCGATAGGAATCTACCACAAAAAAATTAACAAAATTAAATGGATAAAAATATACAGTGCATCATCTTACATAATGGTTCAGTTTTGATATCAGAAATTGAAGAAGCATTCGGTGATATACCTGGTGAACCTGATTGTAGATTAATTAGTCCTTTTAAACTAATTAAGACTAAAGACATATACATTTTAGAACCATGGTTGGATTTTAGTAATCAATCTGTTACAATGATGAGGTCAGGTGATGCTATTACATTTGTTGAACCAAATGGTGAATTACTTGACAAATATATTAAATTGACATCTTAATGAGGTTTTACACCAACGTCCAAATGGTTGGAGACAACTTTCTAGTTCGTGGTTATGAAGATGGTAAACATTTCATGACTCGTGAGAAGTTTTATCCTACACTCTTTGTTTCATCAAAAAGAAAAACAAAATACAAAACCCTTGAAGGGGAGTATGTTGAATCTGTAGAACCTGGTTCTGTAAGAGATTGTCGTGAGTTTATCAAGAGATATTCTGAGGTAGAAAACTTTAAGGTGTATGGTAATGATCGATATATCTATCAATATATTTCGGAACAATATCCCGAAGAAGAAATTAAATTTGATGTAAGTAAGATAAAGATTACCACTTTAGATATTGAGGTTAAGTCTGAGAATGGATTCCCTGATGTAGAATCTGCTTCTCAGGAGATATTACTTATCTCAATACAGGATTATAATACAAAACAGATTCGTACTTGGGGTCAAGGACCTTTTAATAATAAACAGCAGAATGTAATATACAAAGGATTTAATACTGAGTATGAATTATTAAATGATTTTATTAATTGGTGGATGGTAGAAGATAATACACCAGAGGTTATTACTGGATGGAATAGTGAATTGTATGATATACCATATCTTACACGTAGACTTGATCGTGTTCTTGGAGAGAAGTTAAAGAAAAGATTATCACCTTGGGGTTTGGTGACTGAAGATGAAATTTATATTGCAGGACGTAAGAACATTACATATGATATTGGTGGCATCACACAATTAGATTATCTGAATCTTTATAAGAAGTTTACTTATAAGGCACAAGAGTCATATCGATTGGACTATATTGCATCTGTAGAACTAGGACAGAAGAAATTAGATCACTCAGAGTTTGATACATTCAAAGACTTTTATACAAATGGTTGGCAGAAGTTTGTAGAATACAACATCATTGACGTAGAACTTGTTGACCGTCTGGAAGACAAGATGAAACTGATTGAACTTGCAATTGTTATGGCATATGACGCCAAAGCAAACTATGCGGATGTTTTCTCTCAGGTTCGTATGTGGGATACAATTATTTACAACTATCTGAAGAAAAGGAATATTGTCATACCTCCAAAGGAGAGGTCAAGTAAATCTGAAAAGTATGCAGGTGCATATGTAAAAGAACCAATACCAGGCAAGTATGATTGGGTAGTTTCTTTCGACTTGAATAGTCTATATCCGCATTTGATTATGCAGTACAATATTTCACCAGAAACTTTACTTGAACAAAGGCATCCATCTGTTACAGTTGATAAAATTCTCGATGAAGATATTACATTTGAAATGTATAAGGATAATGCCGTATGTGCGAATGGTGCGATGTATCGTAAAGATAAAAGGGGGTTTCTTCCAGAACTTATGGAGAAGATCTATAAAGATCGTACCATTTATAAAAAGAAAATGTTGGAGGCAAAGCAACAGTATGAGAAAACAAAAACCAAAACATTGGAGAAGGAGATCGCAAGGTGCAATAATATCCAAATGGCACGGAAGATCCAACTTAACTCTGCTTATGGTGCTATTGGTAATCAATACTTTCGTTATTACAAACTTGCGAACGCAGAGGCCATCACTCTATCTGGACAAGTATCAATCAGATGGATTGAAAACAAAATGAATGCTTTCATTAACAAAATACTAAAAACGGAGGATAAAGATTATGTTATTGCTAGTGATACTGACAGCATCTATCTCAACTTGGGTGATCTTGTCAATAGGATATACAAAGGGAGAGAAAAGACTGCTGAGAGCGTTGTGTCGTTCCTTAATAAGATCTGTGAGATGGAATTTGAGAAGTATATTGAGAGTTCTTATGAAACGTTGGCGAAATACGTAAATGCTTATGATAATAAGATGGTGATGAAACGTGAGAATATTGCGGAACGTGGTATATGGACAGCAAAGAAAAGATATATTCTAAACGTGTGGGATAGTGAGGGTGTAAGATATGATGAACCCAAACTGAAGATGATGGGTATTGAGGCAGTCAAGTCATCAACTCCTGCACCTTGTCGGACAATGATTAAGAGTGGACTTAAACTGATGATGAATGGTACAGAAGAACAGGTAATTACATTTATTGATGAGTCACGTAAAAAATTTAAGTCACTCCCACCTGAAGATATTGCCTTCCCAAGAACAGCAAATAATTTGCAGAAGTATAAAGCACATTCAACAATATATGCAAAAGGAACTCCAATACATGTTAGAGGTGCATTATTATTCAATCATTATGTAAAACAAAAGAAGTTGGATAATAAATATTCACTTATTAGTAATGGTGAAAAGGTTAAATTTATTTACTTGAAAAAACCAAATATCATACAAGAAAATGTGATATCTTTTATTCAAGATTTTCCACATGAACTTGGACTTGACAAATACATAGATTATGATCTACAATTTGAGAAGAGTTTCGTTGAACCACTCAAGGCAATACTTGATGCGATTGGATGGAATGTTGAAAAAACTGTAAACCTTGAATTATTTTTTACATAATGGATTTACCTATTGATGATAAAGATCTTGCAACCATAGTTGAGGCACTAAATCCTCAGAGACCCAAGGTATCATACCTACTGGAGGATGCAACATTATATAAAAAACTGAAATTAGTGAAGGATGTCAGAGAAACAAATCCTGATGGTCCTTATAAAAAAATACTTCGTGAACAACATGGAATGGTAATTTAATGGATTTTTTAAAAGAGATAGTAAATGAGATTGGTGATGAGTACACCCAAATTGCAGCAGACATAGATGAAACAGAAAGATTCATCGACACAGGATCATACATCTTTAATGCAGTGGTTAGCGGTTCCATTTATGGTGGGGTATCTAGTAATAAGATCACTGCCATTGCTGGTGAAACTAGTACTGGTAAAACTTATTTTGCCCTTGCTGTTGTCAAGAACTTTTTGGACACTAATCCTGATGGGTATTGCCTCTATTTTGATACTGAAGCAGCAATTACCAAAGGATTATTGGAGTCTCGTGGAATTGATACGACACGGTTGGTTGTTGTGAATGTCGTAACAATTGAAGAGTTTAGAAGTAAAGCACTTCGTGCAGTAGATATATATCTTAAGTCAGAAGAAGAGGATCGCAAACCTTGTATGTTTGTGTTAGACTCTCTAGGTATGCTCTCTACAGAAAAAGAAATAAGAGATGCATTAGATGATAAGCAAGTTCGTGACATGACCAAATCTCAACTTGTGAAGGGAGCATTTAGAATGCTTACTTTAAAACTTGGTCAAGCAAATATTCCACTTATAGTTACAAACCACACTTACGATGTTATCGGATCTTATGTCCCAACTAAAGAAATGGGAGGCGGCAGTGGCCTCAAGTATGCCGCGTCTACAATCATTTATCTCAGCAAAAAAAAGGAAAAGGATAAGACAGAAGTTGTTGGAAACATTATTAAAGCTAAGACAGCTAAAAGCAGACTCTCAAAAGAAAATCAACAAGTCGAAATAAGACTCTATTATGATGAGAGAGGTCTTGATCGTTACTATGGTCTTCTTGAATTAGGAGAACTTGGTGGACTCTGGAAGAACACTGCTGGAAGATATGAGATTGATGGTAAAAAAATATATGCCAAACAAATATATGCAGAACCAGAAAAATATTTTACAGAAGATGTAATGGGTAAGTTAGACGAAATTTCCAAAAAACAGTTTTCTTATGGAACGAATTGAATCTACAATTCTTAAAAACTTAATACATAAAGAGGAATATGCACGTAAAGTAATTCCTTTTATTCAACCTGATTACTTTGAGGATAGAAAAGAAAAGGTAGTGTTTGAGGAGATAATATCTTTTATTGTTAAGTATGGATCATCCATCACAATTGAAGCACTAAATATTGAGGTTGAAAATAGAACTGATTTAACTGATACTGAATCGAAAGAAATTTATGAGATGAATCAAAATCTTGTGAAATCTCCAGTAGATGATCAATGGTTGCTTGATTCTACAGAGAAATGGTGTCGTGATCGTGCAATATATCTTGCATTAATGGAATCAGTTCATATTGCTGATGGGAATGATGATAAAAAGAATCGTGATGCGATTCCAAATATCTTATCAGATGCACTATCAGTTTCTTTTGATAATAATATTGGTCATGATTACTTACTAAACTACGAAGACAGGTATGAGTTTTATCACAAGAAAGAAGAAAAAATTTCATTCGATCTTGAGTATTTTAACAAAATTACGAAAGGTGGTTTACCTAACAAGACTCTTAATATCGCACTTGCTGGTACGGGTGTCGGGAAGTCTTTATTCATGTGCCATTTTGCTAGCTCCGTGTTGCTCCAAGGACGGAACGTACTCTACATTACAATGGAAATGGCAGAGGAAAAAATTGCTGAACGAATTGATGCAAACCTTTTAGATGTCTCAATACAGAATCTAACTGATTTACCAAAGAAGATGTTTGAAAATAAAGTGACTTCCGTGTCAAAGAAAACACAAGGTCATTTAATTATCAAAGAATATCCAACCGCAGGAGCACATAGTGGACATTTCAAAGGTTTACTTAATGAACTTTCGTTGAAAAAATCTTTTAAACCTGATATAATATTCATAGATTATTTAAATATATGTGCATCCTCACGTTACAAGGCAGGATCTAATGTCAATTCTTACTCGTATATTAAAGCCATTGCTGAAGAACTCCGTGGTCTTGCAGTTGAGACTAATGTACCTATCTTCTCCGCTACTCAGACGACTCGTTCTGGTTTCGGTAGTAGTGATGTTGATCTTACTGACACAAGCGAGTCGTTCGGTCTTCCCGCCACTGCTGATCTTATGTTTGCTCTTATTAGTACAGAGGAGCTTGAGGGGTTAAATCAAATAATGGTAAAACAACTTAAGAACCGATACAACGACCCTACTATTTTTAAGAGATTTGTAATAGGAATAGATCGTGCAAAGATGAGATTATATGACTGTGAGCAAAAAGCACAGGAAGATATTCTTGACAATGGAAAGGAAGAGGAGTATAATAAAGAAGATACAAAACCTAAAAAGTCATTTGCAGAATTTAAATTTTGATAGTCCAAAGAGTTAAATGGTCAAGTGCTGTTGTAATTCTGATTGCAATGGTATTTCATGTTATGGGTTGGACTCCTTGGAATAGCATTCTGCAAATGATTGGTGCTGCTGGATGGGTTTATGTTGGTTTTAAATCAGGAGAACGAGCAATTATCTTAAACTTTCTTCCACAATTTTTTATTATTATTCCTGGTCTTATTGTTCTTTATCATACAAAGTAAATTTTAATTATGTCTGGAGACTACAACACACACAACAATCAACAACCAAATATAAATTACACTGATAATAAAGTTGACCTCAAAAAATACGCTATATTCGTGGATGGTGTCACATCCGATCCCAGTAAGGATTATCAATCTTTCCTTGAGAGTCTTAGTACCCTTGACGGAAAAGGTGCCAATATTCACAGGCTTCTTACTGCTGCTGTTGGGATTAGTGCTGAAGGTGGTGAGTTTATGGAGATCGTTAAGAAAGTTATTTTCCAAGGAAAACCTTGGAACGATGATAATCGTGAGCACCTTGTTATTGAGTTGGGTGATGTTTGTTGGTACGTCATGCAGGCTTGTGCTGCCTTGAATGTAACTCTTGATGAAGTGATAGAAGGTAATGTTAATAAATTAAAGAAGAGATATCCTGGTGGAGATTTCGATGTACACTATTCAGAAAACCGTAAGGAGGGAGACCGATGAGAGAACAACTAATTAGAGCACTTTTAGCACATGCTAATGGAGACATTCAAAAACATGTTGCAAACGTAGAGGTTTATTTAACTAACCCTGCAGGTATCGGTGAGCATTCTGACATTACAGAAGCAATCGAAACTGAATTGAATATAATTGCCAAGTATCAAGATCAGATAGACATTATCAATAAATACTTCAAAAAGTAAATATTGGCAATGGCTACCAAGATAACTACTGATGATATAGAAACTTATCTTGAGAAGTTAGGTAAGAAGGATTCTAAAGGCAAGGTTTATTTTGAGAGAATATTATTTAATATAAAAACTGCAAAAACAGGTGGTATACAGATTGTCTTAGATAGTCCTGATCATGAACAACTTTTAAAAAATTTTAAAAGTAAAATGATTAAAACTTTGATGGAAAAGTTTAAAGGTGGTTCTTTAGAAAAGAGAGTAGAAAAACTAAAAGGTGTAAACAAAAAAATAGATAATCCAGTTATTAGATTAAGATATCTTGATAATGGTGTAAGTCCAAGGTATATTGATTTTGATGTAAAAGAATATCCATCTAAAAAAGATGCTAAAGGTGGAAAGGTAGTTCCTCCAACTATATCAGAACCAGCAACTAGGTTGATATTTAATGCAGCATTAAAATCTAAAGGTGAAATATTTCAAACCGCAGAAGACATCATAGTAAATGATGTTTACAAAGATTTAGAAAAACTTTTTGGTAAACAATTTAGTCATAAGTTAGATAGTTGGATTTATACATTTCTTAAACAAAATGAATTGTTTTTTAAATATTATGGTTCAACTAAATGGTCTAAATTTAAACATAAAGATTATAAAAATGAAGATGATATGCAAGTATTTTTTTCAAAACATCTAAAAACTTTAACTATTTCTTCTACTAAAAAAGTGGGAAGAAATTATACACAATGGAATCCTGCTGATATTTGGGCAGTTAAAACAAAAGATCAAAAAAGTCTTGAAGATGAAATTACAAAGCAAACAGAAAATCCAAGTCCAGATAATTTATTGAAATTAAATGGTCATTTAATTAGATTGATTGAAAAAAAAGAATTGGTTGGAATATCCCTTAAAAAAATTGATTCTGGTGGTAGTTTTAAACTATTCAATGTTGATACATCAAAAAATTTAACCAAACTTAAAACTTGGAAAGCATTGGATGAATTTGAAATGAAAGATATTCGTTTTCAAATTCGAAATGTTTTTGAAAATAATCCTGGACAAGCTGATGCAAGAGCTGGTGCAAAAGCTTTTGGTGGTAAAGGTGTTGCAGCAACTACTTATATTTACTTTGGTGAAAAATTTAGAGTTGATGTTACTAGAGGATCTGACGGACAATTGCAGTTTAATTCACAAATAGAAGGTGAGAAAGGAGCACAAGGAGGACAATCACCAATTCAACCTCTTCTTAAAAGGTTAAAACATCAAAAATCTGGTGTAACTTTTGATAATAAATATAAGTCTTATCCTCAAAATGCAAATGAGTTTACTAAAATTATAAAGAATAACACATCTAAAGAGTATAAACAATACAAGGAATGGTTTAATTTAGTTTACAAACATCCTAAAAACAATTATAAAGTTTCAATGAAATTTGAAGATTGGGCAAATAGTGTATATATGGCATATGAATCTCGTCAAAAAGAAGGTATAGCAAAAATGTCACTTTTAAATTTCTGGCACGATGCTCTAAAATATCATGATAAACAACCAGTATTTTGGACAGATATATTATACTTTGGTTTAAAGATTACAACTAAAGGACAATTCGGACCTCACGCAAAGATATCTTAATATGGCAACTAACGCTCAAGAAACAGCAAAACAAGAAAACGGATCAAGAGTATTTTTTGAATCTGTTATAGAAAAGGGTAAAGAACCATCTGCAAAAGAAATGCTAAAGATATATGATGGTTATAGTATAGAATGGAAGATAACATATCAAAAACAAGTTGATGCTGTAAAAAGTTATATTGGAAAACAGAAAGGATATGAATACTCCAGAGATAGAGGTATAATGCCTTTTATTGAAAACATAGCAAAAACTGATTGTGGTGTATCAGTTAAGGACAGATGGGATCCTATGGATATTGTAATGGTAAAGAAAAATATGAAGAAGACTATAGAAGGAACGATTCGTGAATTGACAAATATGAAAGGTATGTCAAAAGATGCCAATCTTCTTATTTTGAATGCTTATATGAGAGAGGCATTAAAGGATAAAATTTTAATAGGAATTTCTTTAAAGGCGATTAAATTAAATAAGTTAAAAGCAAATGTAGAATTGGCAAATATGAGAGATGATAAGTCTACTCGTGTTAATATTAAACCCATTGATGGATCTCTAAAATGCACACTTACATTAGGTAAAAAGGCAAATTACTTGTTTGATACTGGAGAATTAGGATTTGATTTAAAAACAGAATCTGGTGCAGAAATACATGGTCAGACACGTAGTTTTCAATATTCGAAAGCAAGAAATGTAAGTCAGACTGATTTAACTCCGAAAGGTAGAGATGCTGGTGCTAAACTTGGTAAAGTTTCCAGTATTGCGTTAGATGATTTTTTAGAGAGTAACAGTTTAGAAAGACCTTCATCTGCATCTAGACATCCACATATCCCTTTAGTTGGTAAATGGAAAGATACTGATAAGAAATATTGGATAGATTTGTATAATGAATTAAAAGATTCTACTTATGAAATAGACTTTGGTGAGATTGCAGTCTATGAAAATAATGTTAAGATAGGAGATACGTTTGAAGAAATATTAAATAAATCAATTGAATATGAAACTGGAAATAAGGATAGAAGTTCTGCTGGAAGATTTTCTTCTAAATTAATTTCTATGGAATGGGCACATATATGGTCAGAAATAGCATCAAAAGATAAACTAGAAGAGTGGTGTAGAGTTCTATATTATGGTGCTAAAAAAGAATTTTCTTCTAACAACGGTCCTTTTTTGAAAATATACTAATGAATAAAACAATCGAACAACTAATACAATCCTTTGAACCTCGGTCAAGAAATCGAAAACAAATCTTTAATGATTTTTTACATCATTGTTTTATGACCATTGATAAAACGATTACTTCTGAAAAACGTAAACGTAATCAGGATAAATATATTATTATGAGGCAAAATCTCATTAACTATCTTATCGCCAACGAAAGAAAAGTAACACCCAAACTTTATAAATGAAATCATTTTTCCAATTTTTTACTGAATCACAGGCAGTTCAACAAGCCACACGTATGGGTTTAAAGACTGATGGTCATGGAGGGTGGTATGATAAGAAGGGAGAATTTGTAGCAAAAACAGAGAAAGGACAACTTAAATTTTTTAATAAAAGACAGAAGATAGGTAAGCAAGATCCACCACAATCAGAAAAAGAAAGAAAATTATCACAAACAACATCTGCGTCTGCAGCAAAAGCAGAACCTGCATCACAGGCAGAAAAACCAATTGAGATGATTCCACCAGAGGTGGAGAAAACTAAGGGAACTTTGACAATTGCATTTGGTAGATTTAATCCACCAACCACAGGACATCAAAAACTTTTAGATACTGTTGCAACATCTTCTGATGATGGTGATTATGTAATTGTTCCATCAAGGAGTCAAGATAAGAAAAAAAATCCATTAGATGCTGATAGTAAAGTTGAAGTTATGAAACAAATGTTTCCAAATCATAGTGGAAAGATTGTTAATGATCCTGCGAATAGAACTATATTTGATGTAATGAAAAAAGCACATGCTGATGGATATGCAAATGTTAGAATTGTTGGTGGTAGTGATCGTGTTGGAGAGTTTGAGAAATTAACTGGAACTTATAATAAAAAACTTTATGATTTTGATAAAATTGAAGTTCGTTCTGCTGGAGATCGTGATGCTGATGGTGAAGGATTAGAGGGAATGTCTGCATCAAAGCAAAGAAAGTATGCAGCAGATAATGATTTGAAAGGATTTTTACAAGGTGTACCAACCTCTATGAATCGTGAAATGGCAAAACAATTATTTCAAAATGTTCGTGCTGGAATGAAGATTGAGGAGGGATGGAACTTATGGCAGATTGCACCTAAGTTTGATTGGAAAAATTTAAGAGAGAATTATATCAACAAAAAGATATTTAAGATGGGACAAATTGTAGAGAATGTTAATACAGGTTTAATTGGTAAGATTATTCGTAGAGGAACAAGTTATTTGATATGTGTTACAGAAGATAAAATCATGTTTAAATCGTGGATAAAAGATGTATCTGAGGCAGTTGTAAATGGATCTGATGTGGGTGGAGTTCCACCAGATCAAAGATTAGTTGGTACTGATTCACATCGTAAATATGTAGAGACAATGGTGCCTGGAAGTTCTTACGGAAAACAATTCATAAATAAATATAGAAAAAAGAAAAATTGACACGAAAAATGGGTAACATAATATCTGAAGATGCTGCTAATGCACCACAAGCGGGAACTGGTGCTGCAGATAAAATTCGTAAATCAGCACGTCAACTTGCATATGATGTTAGATATAAAGTCAAGCAAGGATTTAAGGATGGCCAGAAAGCAGATCCAGTTTCTTTGAAAAGAGCTTATCTTTCTCAATTAGGGAAATCCCCTGCACCTGGTAATGTGAAGCAGTTGGCTAAAAAAATGTTAGTTGGTGAGGAGTATGATTTTGTTGATGTGTCAAATAGTATTTCGAAGTTGGTTAATAAGGCATTTATAGAGCATCATCAGAAAGATAAAGATGGTAATACAATCCCACATGAAGATGAGATAAAAGAAGAATCTGAAGGTGGAAAGTATAAAATTCGTGTTAAAGATAAGAAGAGTGGTAAGTCATATGTTCGTATGGCAGATCGTGCAAAGATTTCAGAATTAAGAAAGAATCCAAATATTGCATCTGTTGAAATGACTGGATATGGAACTCCATATGAAGGTGAGAAGAAAAAGGGAGAACAAACTGCAAAAACAAAATCAGGTAAAGGTTTAGATCCAGTTGGAAAAGAAGACGGTGATGTCAACAATGATGGTAAAAAAGATAAAACAGATTCTTATCTAATGAATCGTCGTAAGGCAATTGGTAAGGCAATGACAAAGGAAGAGTTCATTGGTGAAGTCGCAGAAACAGATAAGGTTGATGCGAACACTAAAAAAATTGATGTGATGAAGGGTAAGAATAGTATTAAAATAAATCCTGATATGAAAGAAGAGAAACATGATGATAAGAAAAAAGAAGAGGAGGATGAAGGTAGTTTTGATGCAATGAAAACATTGAAACCTAAAGAGGGTGGTGATCCAAGAGAAATGCCTACACTTGTCAGATTAATGAAAAATAAATTGAGAGCTAAAGGTTTGAATATGTCATTCAAATTAAATGGTGAATTAGTTGATGAGATGTATGGTTCTGGTGATGAAGAAAAACCTGATAAGTCAATCGAAACCCAAGAGAAAAAAGCAAACCAAATCAAAAAAATGGTATTGCGTAAGAAAATTCAGGCAGTAGCTTCTGGTGCAGGAAAAGAAATCATGGCATCAAAGGAAGTTGATGGTGAATTAGTTGAGCAAGAGAAGTCTTATTACATAGACAAGGAAGCAGAAAAACGAGGAATGGAAAGAGAATCTCGTAGAGCACAAAACAAAGCAGCAGCAAAAGAAAGAGCAGCACAAAAAAGAAGATCAGAAAGAAATCAACTTAGAAGACAGGGACAGTATGGTGCACAAGGAAAATATTATGTAACTAAACATATGGAGAAAGAGGAAGTTAATCCAACAGTTCAGTCAGCATTGGATTCTCTAAACTCAATAGTAAAAAAAAACTCTAATCTAGGTGAAGAAGGGTATGACATCGCAAGAGACCAAGGAAAAGTAAGACCATCTAAGGATAAAAAAGATGCGACTACAATGCCAGTAAGTGATGAAATGAAAAAGACACAGAAGGTAAATACAGGACCTTCTGCGGCTGAAATTGTGAGACAGAAGTATGGCAAAGCAATTATGGGTATGGGTAAAAAATAATGCCAGCATTATCTAAGAAACAACAAAAGTTTTTTGGAATTGTTCGTGCCATACAAAAGGGAGAGCAAGCTCCAACCACACCTGAGACTGCAAAAGCTGCAGCAGATATGAAGAAGGGTGACGTTAAAAAGTTTGCATCTACAAAACACAAAGGTCTTCCTGAGAAGAAAAGAATAAAAGAGCAATTATCATATCAACATTTCATTAAAAAAGCAAAACAATCTTCAGAAAAAATGAAACAAGATAAACAGAAAAATAGAGAAATGGCAGCAGCATCTGCCTACCAAGATAAAAAAGGAAAAGGAATTAAGTTCTACGACAAGAAAGGAGCAGGTAGAATGAAGGATGGTAAAAAAATTTACGATTAGTCGCTATATAATATAGTATACTAATTAATTATGACTAAATTTTTACTACCTATTGCTATCAACATTATAGACAAAGCAGTAGATAAAATTCCAGAAGACCTAGAGGAAAAAATCAAGGTGTTCGTTATCGCACTTCTTAAGAAGGCTGCTGCCAAATCAGGCAACAAAGTAGATGATAAACTAGTGGAGGCACTAGAGAAGGCTCTACTAGGTTCTTAAGTTTATAAATATCTTTAGTAAAAAAGATTAATCGGGGAAAACAATGTCTCTTTGGGGAAATAACGATAATAAACTTTCAGATGGAACAGTATCGGTGAACCATGCTAACCGTACTGTGATTGGAAGTGGAACTACCTTTGGAGGTGGTGTTGGGTATGCGGCCACTGGTGACATCATAAGATTTGGTGCACCATTTGGTGGAGTTACTGGTTACTTTGGGGAAGCAGTTATTATAGGTATCGCAGGAACTCAATCAATTGTAATTGATTCAACTGCAGGTTTGAGTCCACAAGAAATAGACTCTCAACAATATCAGATAACACAGTCTCCAAAGTCTTCTGTTACTGATGCAGCATTTAATAAGTTTTCAAGGGCAGTCACTCAACGTGGAGATCTTAAATTATCAACAACTATTAATGCAAATGTTGCTATCGGTGCTACTACGATAGTCGTTAATAGTGATGCTGCTACTGCAGGGGTAGGAACAGACGATGTTGTTGTAATACATCATCCTAATGTAAGATCTCAATTTGCAGAAGTTTATAGTGGACCAAGTGGTGTTTCAGCAGGAGTCAGCACCGTCATTATTAAAAAAGCTTTAAAAGCAATAAACGGTACATATAAAACTGACGGTAGTGCATACAACTCTGGAGTTAGTGTAGTAAACCTACAAGACGCAACTGTTCGTTCAATTCTTGATGGTGAAGCATTCGCATCAGGAATTAGAGATCTAGGAAAAGGAGATACATTCACAGCTGGTACTAATAGTATTGGTATTGGAACTATCCAATTCTTAACTGATGGTGTAACTGCATCTGTCACTTTAGATACTCCATTAACTCAAACCATTGCTGCTAATCCTTTTGGAGCAACAGTAATCGTAAAGAGAGGTGGTATCGCTGGTGGTGAAATTGACTTTAGAGGTAAAGAAAGTATCTCTGGTGATGAAACACAAGTTGTTGGTGTCGCAACTGCAGGTGTAAGGAATGCAAATCAAACTGCTTTTGAAACAGGAGCAGGATGGGTTGGTGTTCAAACCTACAGAGACTTTGAAGGAAATCTAAGAGTTAAAAAAGAAATATTGGTTGCGATGTCTGGAATTCAGACTGGTAATACACCAATCTACGATGGAAACCCATTTGCATAATATGGTATGAAGTTTGATGAATTGAATGAGAGTAACTACTTGCTCTTTGCTATAAAATTCTATGATAATCCACAATCAGTCACAAAGGAAGACTTTGAGGATGATTTGAAACGGATTAAATATATTAAACGATTGTTAAAAAGATATCAAAACAATGGTGAACTTAAAGTTCATCTGATACTTAATCATTTAACAGTGTTGTTTAACGTCTTTAATGAAGCAGCAGTTCCTATATTATTTTACAATTTAGAGAAAGATCTCTGGCCAAGTATAAAAAGTTTTTTAATTTTTTTAGGTAGAATACCAGAGTATCCAAGAACTCAAATCAATGATATCGAAGAAGATCCTGAGTGTTTATCTCAATTACGTTCTCTGTAATGGACATCGAAAGATTTATTAAAAAAATAAGAGATATAAAAGAAGCTGCACCAACAAATTCTTCTGGTGCTGATGGATTCAGTAGCACTGCAACTGCTTCAGGTCCTGTAGCTGGATATGATAAAAGATTATTCACTCCAACTGATGATCTACTTTCTCAGGATTATCAAACACCAGGTGAATCTGGTTTATCATTGTATAGATTTTCTGATGTATATCCTGTTGAAAAAGTTACTGAATTGGATGTTGATGATATGGTAGATGCATCAAAAAAATATGATAAATTAGTTGATGAACAAAGATTTGGTAGAAGAAATTATATGCAAGATAAGTTACAAAAAGTTATTGATACAATTAGATCACTGAAGGAAGAGATGGGTGCTGGTGGAATACCAGCTAACAATGCGAGTAGTGGTAATATTGCAGGACTACCACCTGATCAACCACCAGTTAAAAAGAAAAAAAAGTATATCTATGGTGGTCATGGATCAAGAAAAATGTGGTTGGCTAATAAGAAATAATAAATATATTGGAAGTATAAACACCTAGAAGTGGAAGACAATAATAACGTCAATGCTGCAATACTCGAAAGACTTGAGAAAGTTGTTCAATCTCTACAGGAAAACTCTGTGAAGATGGGGCAACTTCTTGCTGTTCATGACGAGAAGTTAACTAAACAAGATCGTATTGATGCAGTATTATTTGAGAAGATTGAGCAGGTGGATGTAAAATTAGATCGTCATGCTAATGATATTAAGAAAGGATGTGAGAGAGATATAAGACTTGTAGACAGTCGTTTGAGGTTAATAGAGAAGAAGATGTGGTCAATATTTGGTGGTCTTGCTATAATATCTTTTGTTGTAAGTCCAATAGGTCAAAGAATTATTAAACCAGTGTTGACTCAAGCACCAGTTTCGAGTATAATAATAGAAAAGTAATTAAACTTTATAATGAGTGATGTGAATTTCAAGAAACATCGTGTCTTTCGTGAGACAGATGATGTTATCTTTTATGATATATCTGTGGATGAATCGAATGCTGCTGACCTTGTAGTTCATACAGGTGCTGCTACATCACCACCAGAAGATTGTGTCGGAGCAAAACAATTTTATATTCATGGATTTCAAGATGACTATAATCGTGTAGTATCTGGTGAAAGAACATTCGAGTTAGTCAACTATGATTGGAAGTATCCATATCATATAGTCCATCTGAATCGTGCTAGTGGTGCGTTAGTGATACCTCGTGGTACATTTCATCGTTCAGTGTCGGGAGAGAAGGGGTCGATTGTAATTAATCAGGCAAAGAGATATGAAGGATTTGATCCAACTGCAGAGTTCTATCCAGTATCTTGCTCAGAGAATAGAGAGTTATACAATGTTCTTAGGACAGAAACACCAGTAGTACATACTTTAGGTGAGTAATGGATATTGTCGATTCAAAATATATTGGGTTAATATCATCAAGACTTCAAAAGTTTAAGAGAGTTAAGGCAGACCTCTATAACTTTCGTTGTCCGATCTGTGGTGACTCTCAGAAGCACAAGAACAAGGCAAGAGGTTATATCTACCCATTAAAGGCAGATATGAACTTCAAGTGCCATAACTGTGGAGCATCGACCACCTTTAATAATTTCTTAAAGACAATTGATACAACACTTCATAAGCAATATGTTATGGAGAAGTTTAAGGAGAGGAATGTTGGTAAAGGTTCTATAATACCAGAACCAAAGTTCAACTTCAAAAAACCAGTATTTAGAAAAAAGTTAGACTTACCAAGGGCATCAGAGGTTCTGATAGCAAAGGAATATCTTGAAAAGAGAAAATTAGATCCAAGTAAATTTTTCTTTACAAATAAATTTAAAGAGTGGACGAATACACACAAAAAAACATTTGACAATATTACTAAAGATGAGAGCAGGATTGTAATTCCATTATACGATATTGAGAATAATTTAATAGGGTTTCAAGGAAGAAGTTTGGTTCCTAACTCTGTTAAATACATTACCGTGATGATTAATGAAGAAGCACCAAAAATTTATGGACTTGATAAAGTCAAGACTGAAAAACCTATTTACATCCTCGAAGGACCATTCGACTCCACCCTCGTGGAGAACTCGGTTGCTATGTGCGGTTCCGATCTTGATATTCGGACGTTTGGTTGGTGCAATTATATTTGGGTTTTTGATAACGAACCTCGTAACAGAGAAATCGTCGAACGAATCAGTAAGACCATTAACAGAGGAGATCAGGTAGTTATCTGGCCATCAAACATCGAAGAAAAAGATGTCAACGATATGGTATTGTATGGACATAATGTGATGAGTGTGTTACAATCAAGCACATATTCAGGATTAAAAGCAAAAATTAAATTCAATTATTGGAAAAAGGTATGAGCAACGGCACTAAGGTAGTCAAAAGAAATGGAACAATCCAACCATTAAACCTTGAAAAGATGCACGTAATGGTAGAAGAGGCGTGTAAGAACCTTGCAGGAGTCTCTGCGAGTCAAGTGGAGATTCAGTCAGGAATCCAATTTTATGATGGTATAAGCACCGCAGAGATACAGGAGATACTGATTCGTTCAGCAAGTGATCTAATTGATTTGGATCATCCTAATTATCAATATGTTGCTGCACGTCTTCTTCTATTTTCTTTAAGAAAGAATTTGTATGGTAGAATACATGAACTTCCTAATTTAAAAGATCATATATCTAAATGTGTTCATAAAGGAATATATGATTCAGAAATAATTGATTATTATAGTGATGAAGAATTTGATAAATTAGAATCATTTCTAGATCATGATCGTGATTATCTATTCACTTATGCAGGTTTAAGACAGGTTGTAGATAAGTATCTTGTACAAGATAGAAGTTGTGGTGATCTATACGAAACCCCACAGTTCATGTATTTACTCATATCTGCTACTATTTTCTCTAAATATCCACAGGAAGAAAGATTAGATTACGTTAAAAAATACTACGATGCCATCTCCAAACACAAAATCAACATCCCCACGCCTATTATGGCGGGAGTTAGAACTCCACTTCGACAATATGCTAGCTGTGTTCTTGTTGATATTGATGACACCCTCGATAGCATCTTTAGTTCTGATATGGCTATCGGCAAATATGTTGCACAAAGGGCGGGTATCGGTA